CCCCGTTGCGGCAAGCCGTGGCCGACCTTCACCGAGGATGTCCGGGCGACGGCCGATGAGCTGCTCATTTCGCATCACACGCCCGATAACATGCCCAAGCAGAGCCGGAAACGGCTGCGTGTGCGGGGAAAGGTGCAGCGGAACGACAGGGGAGAGGTCAAATACATGCAGGGCGATACCGCCCGGGGTGCTCTCCATCAACAGACATTTTATGGAGCCATCGAACGAGACGGCGAGATTCGGTATGTCGTGCGCAAGTCGCTCGACCAGTTACTGCCGACCGATGTGGATAAAATCGTGGACGAAACGGTGAAGCGGAAAGTGCAGGAGGCTATCGAAGCATTCGGATTCAAGGAGGCAATGGACCCGCAGAAGCATACTGTCTGGATGAACAAAGATAAAAATGTACCGATTCGGAAGGTGCGGATATTGACCGGTGTGAAAAATCCGATTCTCCTGAAGCCTCATCGCGATGTATCCGTTAAGGAGTATAAGCGATATTACCATGTCGTCAACGACGGGAATTACTGCATGGCGATTTACGAAGGCAGAGACAGGCAGGGCAGGTTGAAACGGACGTTTGAAATCGTCAATAAACTGGAGGCGGCCCGTTATTTCAAACGGAGTGCGGACCGGGAATCCCGGCCCGATTTGGTACCGCTGTCGGATGTCAACGGTTATTCGCTCAAGTATCTCTTGAAAACGGGGACGATGGTGTTGTTTTATGAAAATTCCCCGGACGAGTTGTATGAATGTTCGGTCGGAGAGTTGGCTAAAAGGTTGTACAAGGTCGTGGGAATGGCGCAGGATGGTCGTGTCCAGTTTCTGTTTCATCAGGAGGCACGGGACCAGAAAGCCGTTACGGCGGAGTGTGGAATGGGAATTTCGGTTTTCGATGCACGCCATCCTGCTCCGAAGTTGAGGATAAGAGTTTCCAATTTTAAAATGTTCGTCGAAGGCTATGACTTCGAACTGACGGTTACGGGGGAAGTAAAATTCAAACGGTAATTGCTTCATGGTGAAACGCGCGCTGTTCTTTTCGACGCCTTATAGCCTGAGTCTTCGGGACAATCAGATGATTATCCGTACGAAGGAGGCCCCCGACATGCAGCGGACCGTTCCGGTCGAGGATATCGGGGTGGTGGTGCTGGAGGACCGACAGACGTCCGTGACGCTGCCGCTGCTGAATGCGCTCTCGGATAACAATGCGGCCGTCATCTTCTGCGGCGACGACCGGATGCCGAACGCCATGCTGATGAATCTCGATTCCAACCGGACACAGGGCGAGAACTACCGGACGCAAATCGAGGCGAGCGAGCCGTTGAAAAAAGGGATATGGCGGCAAATCGTCGAGGCGAAAATCCGAAACCAGGCCGCCTTGCTGCAGAAGTTGGGCAAAGACGGGGAGCGGTTGAAGCCCTATTACCGGAATGTCCGCAGCGGCGATGCGGACAACCGGGAGGGGACTGCCGCCAGAATTTACTGGGCAGAGCTGTTCGGCCGGGATTTCGTTCGTATGCGGGAGGGAGATGTTCCCAATAACTTGCTGAATTACGGATATACGGTTCTGCGGGCGGCCGTCGCACGGTCGCTGATGGGGTCGGGGCTGTTTCCGGCGTTCGGCATTTTCCACCGTAACCGGTACAATGCCTTTCCGTTGGCCGACGATGTGATGGAACCTTATCGTCCTTTTGTGGACGAATTGGTGTACGGGCTCCGTATGCAGGGCGAGTCGCAACTGACGCAGGAGGTCAAGGGGACCCTGCTGCGGATACTGTTCGCCGATACGCGTTTCGAGAAGGTGATGCGTCCGCTGGATGTCGGCCTGACGTTTACGGCGGCATCGCTGGCGAAATGTTTCGCTGGAACGCAAAAGAAGATTGTTTACCCTTTGTTGGAGTGACAGGATGTCGGAAGTCCGTTTGAATGCATATCGTATCATGTGGCTGTTCGTGTTTTTCGATTTGCCGACCAATACCAAAACCGAGCGTCGTCATGCGACTCAGTTTCGCAAGGCCCTGGAGAAGGACGGCTTTTCGATGATGCAGTATTCGGTGTACGTGCGTCACTGCCCCTCGAAAGAGAATATGGAAGTACATCTCCGTCGGGTGCAGAAGTCGATGCCGCCTGCCGGATATACCAGTATCCTGAGCGTTACGGACAAACAGTACAGTGAGATTCGGAACTATTGGGGGAAAAGCGAACGGGCCCGGCCCGAGATGCCTCAGCAGCTGGAATTTTTTTGATATATTGCTCTTTGAAATACGAAATTACATCCGACCAACTTCCCCGGTGTGCGGCAGGACGTTTTATGCATCGGTGTCATATGTGTAACGTGCAGAATATGAATTACTGCCATGCGCGAGGTTGTGGTTTGATGTAGAATTGGAATGAGAAACAACCAACTCCATGCGGGCCTCTTCTCGAGATATGTTGTGGTTTGATGTAGAATTGGAATGAGAAACAACACCGCGAAGATGTACTCGTTTGCATGGCCGTTGTGGTTTGATGTAGAATTGGAATGAGAAACAACAAGGCACATCGTTTCCCTGACCGCTCATATGTTGTGGTTTGATGTAGAATTGGAATGAGAAACAACAATTCTAATCGAGCTTCCTCGAGCGAGATGTTGTGGTTTGATGTAGAATTGGAATGAGAAACAACCTTCGGCCGAACAGCGGCAACGCCGATGATGTTGTGGTTTGATGTAGAATTGGAATGAGAAACAACCATGTTGAAATCGGACGCTGAAAGCCGTTTGTTGTGGTTTGATGTAGAATTGGAATGAGAAACAACGACAAGCAAGAGCGAGAATGGTTATCGCGAGTTGTGGTTTGATGTAGAATTGGAATGAGAAACAACCGTCCTGTACATATTCGAGCATATGTCGAGTTGTGGTTTGATGTAGAATTGGAATGAGAAACAACGTTTTACAATAAAGTTATTGCTCGGCGCCTGTTGTGGTTTGATGTAGAATTGGAATGAGAAACAACCATACCCTTCTTCAGCGTATGTGTGTACTTGTTGTGGTTTGATGTAGAATTGGAATGAGAAACAACCGCCGCTCTCCTTGCGCTCGGCATACAGCTGTTGTGGTTTGATGTAGAATTGGAATGAGGAACAACAACCGGCATTCGGCTGTTTTTAGGAAGAATTGACAGACCGGGCGTGCCCGGATGTCATGGGGGGACGGTTGAGGCTGCGGTCTGCCATTGCTGTTCAGGTTGGCGGGAGCATGTTGCCTGCGGAAGGAAAATGTGTGCCGGATATCTGTGTACAAGATGTATCGGAATATATCGGTACCTTCGGATTTTGCGGATAATCAATTAATCTTTATATTTGCACACCCTAACGACGCCCGGATGGCGGAATCGGTAGACGCGCTGGTCTCAAACACCAGTGGAGCAATCCGTGCCGGTTCGACCCCGGCTCCGGGTACATAGAGGACTGAAAATCAGTCCTCTATTCTTTTTGCAGAACCGCTTGCAGAACCAAATGAATCCGATACCCAAAATTTGAGCGGCCTTCAGCCCGACACCGAAGACCGCTCCGCGAACGATTTTCAAAGGTTCGTTATTCTACAAATTCTCTTGATACATATACCGACTCGAACATCAATGCGCCAGAACGTACTTCGCCTATGACTGTTCCAAATTTCAAGTCTGTAACTTTTATTTTCGTTCCCTTATCAAGGATGAAAGCCTCCTTGTTGTTAATCATTCTCGATAGTTCTTGGCTGTCTTTTCGATTGCAAACCTTGTTCAGTTTGTCAAATGAATCTTGCGAACTCGCAGCGAGGCATTGCTGGTTAGTGGCTATGGTTTCACCTGCTTTTATACCTTTTCCAGATGACCCGCATGAACACAGCAAAAGAAGCATAGCAGAAATGAGGATGAGTTTTTTCATTATACCTTTCCTTTTAGAATTTGTGCCTTTTGTAGTCTGATATTCAGTTTGTCGATATATTTACTATCATTTCGATAGATGGTCATAGCAGAACGGATAACACGAATTTCATCATCATAGTTTCCGAGCCTTCGATACAATACCATGAGCCGGTCGTATGGGTGTCGGGTTATGTATTGACCTTCAACGATATTTTGCTCATAGCACTTTATCGCTTCGTCAATATTGCCTGATTTTTCAAATTCGATGCCCTGATTATTGCGAGAGACTACCGGTGTAATGCGTGCGGAAAATTCTTCATTGCGGCGACGTAATTCGGAAAACTCTTGTTCAAATGAACTGGCAGATTGGATAGATTTTCTTTTTTGGCCTCGAATACCTATGAAAATACCGAACAGTCCGGAAACTGCTATGCAACATAGTATGAAAACAAGACCATTCATGCCTCTCCTTTAAGTGCAACGGGAGGCACACAGCAAAAAGAATCGTGGGCGTCCCTTGTCGGTCAAGAGGCATCGCCAAACGCCCACAGCCACAACAAGGGAACGCCCACGAAACTCGCAGGCGTTCGACCATTGCCGAGTGGCTGTTCAAAAATTTGGCGATTTTCTTGACCTCTCGCAATAGCAAACGCTATTATACAAATATTTGCTTCAAAGGTAGATAATTTTCTGAAATATCGCTAAAATATGGCACGGAAATACTATTGCCTACCTATATGAGACGGCGGGCCAGAGTAACGATATTCTTTCGGAAGACGAATACCACGACAATGATAAGCACCCAAAAACCTTTCATCTTTGTCTGTTGCCACCAAGTCAATTCACGTTCCACTTCGACTATTTCGGTATTCACTCGGTCGCGGTAAACAATGCTGTCACGGTATATCACCTCTTTTTCGGTTGGCACGGGACGTTTCTGCGGCTTATTGGCAAGTGTGTGAGACAATGACCCGTCGGCATTGATTCGAGCATCGGAAGTGGCAAAAGAGGTCTCCAGATGGCTCGTCGTGTCTCGCACAGTTTGCCGCTCGCTTTCTACCGGTACTTCCACAAGTACGGTATCGGGGATGTACTCGGTTCGTACAATCGTCTCGACCCGCACGCTGTCAGCAGTTGAGGTCGTAAGATGGCGGCACGGACAACATGCCGTAACCGCCGCAAAAATGAGAATGAGTAGTAGGTTTTTCATCACGCTTCAAATTTGATGTCGTTGATTCTGTTTTTCCATCCTTTGAGGAATCGAGCCTGCGTAGGGTCTCGCCTGACGATGTTTTCGACGAATTTCAGCCGAGCGGCATGAATATCGGCGAACAATGTCCGCTGGTCGGCCGAGTTGATGGCCGCAAGAGTTTTCTGGCCGACAATACCATCGGCGGCGACTCCGAGAACTCCCTGCACTTGCTTGATAGAGGTTCCCGGCCCAGATGCCCATGCCCAATCGACCACAATGTTTGCGATGGATTGATTTACAATTTCGTCGGCTTTCCACAGATTCCAATAACCCGATTTGAAGATGTGAAGCCATTGTTCGTCCGTAATGTTCTTCAGTTGCTCCACGGTCGCATCCTTGCCATAGAATTGTCGGAATGTACCAATAGTGATGCCTTTATTGGTTGCACCGCCCCTATCGAGCGGGTCGTTCACAAATCCGCCTTCCCAACGCAAGATGAAGGGCTGGAGTAGTTTTGCGTTAGCCATACCTAATTATTATTCGTTTGACAATAAAGTTGCTACCTGAACGCCGCATTTGCGTATAGCGCGACCTACTGCGACTTCGTTCATTTGTTTTTCTCCGCAGAACGATATGCCAAGCACTCCGAGAGGCTTATCACCATAGTATAGAGCCATTACCGCAATCTCATTCAGGTCGTTGGATTTGAATTTGAAGTACATGCGCTCATCAATCTCGCGAATTGATTCTATCGGCCCCCAAAATACACCGTCATCAAATACTTTCGCGATGAATGGGTATTTCGATAAGTTGAAATCCTTATATTCATCATCGACATTTCTGATGCCATCAGCTACCTCTTCGATGAGCATATCACCGTAGATAAACGGAAGACCAGAGGAAAGGTTCTTACTACCGTTATGCAGTTCGATAAGCCACGCTCTATCCGCATCAAGCGTGTGGAGTAGTTTATGAAGCATCAATCGAATCTCTGAATCTACGTTGATTCTGCGCGTTACGGCGTTGTGGTGTCGTTCGTTATCAATTGCATCTATCTTGTCAAGAAGATAGCGAGGATTTAGTGCGAAAAACACAACATATCCAGACAGGAGAAGAATAAACAACCCCTTGAGAATCGAGAAAAATCCGAATTTCTGTTGAAGGCCGAGCAACTTCTGAAGCCACCCGATGCCCTTTTCCATTCCTTCCTGCATAATTATCAGAGAATATATGCCAGCAGAGCAACAATCCATACGGTTGCCCCTCCAGCAATGGTTACATAAACATCTTTTTTGTCGGCCTCTTCATCATTGATATAGTCTTTCCAGAAGGCGCAGGCCACTACGATAAAGATGGAAAGACCGAGAGCGAGCCAGAATACCCACGAAGTCGTGATGAGTATGAGAAACGGAGGTGATGCAAAGAAGATAGCCGCCGCGATAGCCGCGCCGAGTGCATAGTGCTGGTACTTGTCCTTTTCGATAGCGTTCAGCCACGACAAGGCTCCCTTTGCTTGTTTACGAATAGAAGCAATGATGTCTCTCATCTTGCTTGCAAAAGAGGTGATTAGATTCTTCATACAAACCGTTTATTAGATGTTATTTATTCCGTTGATTATTATTGCCATGTCTTTTCTAAAATATCGTCGCCCCAATTCAGTACAATCCAATGCGGTTTCCCGGTAGAATAAGGCACGCACAATAGTTCAACAACCCGTGCAAAAACTACTATTGCATAAGGGTCTACTTCGTCTGTTGTACCGGATTTCGGGCGTCCACCAATGCCGATATAACTCGATTTGGATGCCGCGGATACAAGTAGCACTGTTTTGGCGAAGGATGCTGGTGTTCTTGTGTATGGAGGGAATCTATTGTTTAAGATAGTTATTCGCGCCCCGATATACTTTTCATCGAATGGTAATTCTATCCAATCTTCGTAAGAATGATAGGTGTCTACAATACCGGACGAAACGATATTGAGGTTTTCCTTAATTTGAAATACATGCCTTGTTGTGTTCCAAACCGCATCCGAATCTTCAAGCGAAATAAAAGGCGTTTGTAAATATCCTGCGAAAACACCTTTTGAAGCATACATAGTTCCGTCATGGAGGACACGGAACGGGGATGTGTTTTTCTGCGCTTCCGATGCCCCGGCCCATATTCTGACATCTTTATCAGAGGTACCGACACCATTCAAACCGGCGTTTACTCCATTATTATTTCCTATACCGACGAGACCAGAAAGCAGGCCATCAATGAAATTGATACGACCCCCTATCTCTCCAAGTAAGAGGTCGAAATATGTTCTGCCGTCGGATGACACAATTTTATCGGTCGTGATGCGACCGGGCAGAATCTCCGAGAACCCATAGAGAGAAACATAACTGCGTTCGCCGTCATACTCGCTGTTCAGTACGCCCATAAGCAAATGATAATATCCGGCCACACCCTCCATTGCGATAGCCTGTTCGCTGATGTAGAATACGCCAGTCTGGTCAGTCTTGCTGACTTTGGCATAGAGGTAGTATTTCTTATCGCCGTCAGTCAGCGGTGGTGTCTCGAACGCAGGTATCGACCAGAATTTATACTCACCGGGCTTATGGCTTGAAGACATTGTTTTGATGCCAAGCGTCATGTGCTGGATAATACCCGCTGGCACGGTTAGCACTTTGGTTGCCTGATTGTATACTACATTATGCACGACTGGTTGCGGATTTGTTTTGTCGGAAACAAATCGAAATTGAAGGCTTTCGTCGCCGATGAGCATTTCCATCGTTTGTACGGCGATGGGGCTGATAGCATCCGTGAAGTTTTCGAGCATCGCATCTTTGAGCATTTCGATTGTCTCCTGCGAATCCCTAAACCGTCGTTTCGTATATTGAATCGCCTCTCGGTGTTTGTTGTCGATGACAACCTCCGTCTCCTCGACTTTATTCATCGAACTTTGGAACGACGACGAAACCGGGGCGTTCGATAGCTCGATGGTCGGAGAGTGGGGATTATTGCAAAAATCCTTGACGCTGATGATACGCACAAGCGAACCTTCGGGGTGGAACTGCTCGTCGCTGAACAGTACATAACCGCCCGGCTTGATGCGTCCACCAATATTCAACCAATCTTTTTTTGCCCAAATGCCGTCAAGTTCACCTTTGAACGTGAACAACTCGCCAGTATTCTCGTAAAAGAACCGTGCCGCTTCTCTGAACATATCCCACGAGGCTCCAGACTTGTCCGAATTGTTGCAAACATAGGCATCTGGCAACGCGACATGGAAAACAGCGTATTTGTCGCCTACCGCCAACTTGTAAATGTCGTTCGGCATGGTCTCACCGTCAATGTCCTGCGGGACAATCTCGAACCTACGTTCGGCGTGTTTGTATTTCACGTCGAACTCTTTGCCAACGAGCATTCCAGATTGAGGAATGACGGTCATTGTTTCTCCTTCGATAAGGCAATCCGAGAAGTTTAACTCCTCCGGGATGGTATTGTCGATGAAGTCGTAAAAGTGCTTGCCTTTATCCACTTCGATTACGGATGTAACCGACCCGACACGTTTTGGGTATATGTCGCTACAATCAAGGCTGTCTTCTGCCTTGCTAACCAACTCCTTTCCCTTCTGGGTGATATATCGGCCGTCAGCACTCGACAAGTAGCTTACTCCTTCATACACGAGTGTTTGGCTTTTGGGTAGAAGGAGCTCGGAATTACCATACTTGCTGGGAACAATGTTATCCGTTCCTCCCTGAACGTACAGAATCTCGAAATTGCGCGAGTCGCTTTTGTTCGACCGGGATATTTCCTTCTTAAACCCATTTCCTTTACCATAGGAAAGTGCAAGCGGATTGTCCTTGAAATATTCGACCTTGCGAAGGTGTATTGTTTTGCCTTCAACCTCCCACTCCGTATCGAAGGCATCGGCAATCTGGTTCAACGCATCGCTACAATATGCGTGATTGAATGAAATGACCTGCTCCACAGCATCAATACATTCCCCGACTTCCCAGCCGGATTCTCGCATATTCATATTGTCCACAATGAGCTGAATAAACTCATGCGGTTTGGCCGTGTACGTGAATTTCAGCCGACCGTCCACGGGATTCTTAACCTTGTACTTCTCGGCTCCGGCCCAACCGGATTCGAGGGTCAGGGTGTATGAAAAATTCCGAGTTGAGTTCTTTGTAAAGTTACTCGCTTTGAACAATGAATATACTTGCCCTTCATACTCGACCCACGCACCCACGGGGATTTCCACATGGTGCGTGAGTGAGTAGTAAAGGACGAGTTTATCCTTTTCCTTGACGGCCCGACGGCGATAACTGTTGTCATCAACCAGAACCTCAAGTTCCGTATCGTCGAAATGGATAATCATAGGTTAGGTGAACTGATACATTTTACCGCTACTGCCCAGCTTGGTACTCCGAATGGTCGTCAGGAATGGAAATTCGTCTTTCGGAATCTGGTCGAGCACACTTTTGATGGCCGACGAGTTGGTGAAAAACTTGCCTTCCTGACCGTCTTGGCGGAACTTCACGAGATACCGGTTGTCACCGTGCGTAGTCTTCATGTTCGGGATGAAGTCAAGGACTTCGATTTCGCAGTTGATGACGTCCGAAATTGATACCTGCTGACAGTTGAAAATCTTTTTGTCATCGACCTGCTTGATTCCCAATTCGCTGAATCGTCTCATTGTTTACTGAATCTTGAGGGTGTCGCAATCGGAATCGACCTGTTCTTTGACGGCCTTTCGTTCCGTCAGGAAGGATTTGTAGGCCGCGACATACTTCTGGGCCACATCGCCAGAGACATCACCGAAAACGCCTTCTTTTGCGGCATTGTAATCGTTGATGAGCTTCTTTTCGCGGTCTCTGTCCCAAAGAGTCGTTACGACGGCTTCCGTTATCTTGTTGCGAGTAACCGTACCCCACACGATAACTTCGTCGCACTCCCACTTTACCGTGGTCGTTCTCTCTTCCGTTCCTTCTCCTGAAGGCATCTGAATTTGCCGGATATTCCACCGGTAGGTATAGGAACCGTTGTTGTTGGTCTCGAATACCGAAGGTTTAGCATCGTAAACTGCCATGATACTCTTCTTTTGTGATAGATTTCAACAAATGTTTTGAATTACTGTATTTTACCCAGCCAAGCCAGCTACATAAACCTTGCTTGTACTCCTTCTCGGAGATTTTGCTACGTTTGTTCAATCGTGCGGCGGCACGGCATAGGTTTTTCTTAATACTCTTGCGAAGCCGCGTATGGCTATGCCGAAATACGAATCCGACATAATCAATTCCGCGGGCATCCACGGGGAAGACCTGATAATTGCCTTTCAGCGAGAGATTCAGCCGCGAATTAAGGTAGTCGTTGATTTGGACGAGCAACCCATGAAGGAAGGCTTTGTCTCGATGCAGAAAAACCATATCATCAGCATATCGGAAGTAATACTTCACTCCGACGACCTCCTTAATCCAATGGTCGAAATAAGAGAGGTAGAGATTGGCGAAATACTGCGACAAGTAATTGCCGATGGGCACACCATCTGCGCTGTCGATAATCTGGTCGAGAAGTTCAAGGGTGTCCTTGCATTTTATCTTTCGGCGGACGACCTGTTTTAGTATTTCGTGGTCGATACTCGGATAGAATTTTTTTACATCAATCTTGAGACAATACCACGTATTTTCAACGTCTTTGAGCGCAAATTTGACTTTTCTCATCGCTCCGGTAATTCCTCGCTTCTTGATGCAAGAGAACGAATCCGTCGTAAAGACCGAGACCCAAATCGGTTCGAGGATATTCATAATGGCATGGTGTACTATTCTGTCGGGATAGTACGGGAGCCGGAATATCAACCGTTCTTTGGGTTCGTAGATTGTAAAAGTTTCATACGGTGAAGTTCTGAACTTTTTACTCTTCAGCAATTCGTGAAGTTTGAGTATGTTTTCCTCACGGTTCTTGTCATGCACCCGCACGCCATAAGTCCGGCCCTTTCCGCGTCGGGCCTTTTGGTCGGCCAGATGCAGATTGTCCAGACTGATGATTTTATCGTACAGGTTGCCAATCCGTTTCATTTCATTCTTTGCTTTTCATAATAGGAACTTTCGGTTTGCACCTACCAGCACCGTTTTGAGGTTTGTAATCTTTTGCCAAGAGGCAAGGTCGTTGCTCCCATATTTTTAATTAACCTTTGAAAATCATAGGTGAGACCTGATGTTCGCATTCGTATTCGAGGGGGTGTTATTCGAGTTCGCATAGGCGAGGCCCGCATTCGCACCGTTATTCGCGTTACCGCTGAACAGGACACCGCAAGAGCAACCAACCTTTTATCGAATCCCAGACGGCCTATGCCGTCTGGGGGATAAAGCAAAGGCGAGACCCGACGTTCGCACCCGCATACGAGGGGGCGCTACGCGAGTACGCACAGGCGAGGCCCGCAGACGCACCGTGATACGCGCGCCCGCCGAACAGGACACCGCGCAGGGACTTACCGGAGGCCGGAATGTTGGTATAGTGGTAGTCACAGAAATACGTCGTTGTACCTGCACCAATCTCTTCCGGCATAATTTCTCCAAACTCCCCGAAGATGAGAGCCTTTACATAACCTTCTTTCCGGGCTTCGAGTCCACGCATGGAATAGCCGTCATAGTTGCTGTCGTTGTACTTGGACGGGTCGTCGCTGACATAGACCTTACTCGTACCTCCGTCGGCTTCCGACGAAATTTCAACGTTGATACCATCCGTCCATTTCCAGATATGGCCGAACGGATTTTCGATACCCCGGTAACGGTTCACCATGACAGTCGCATGGGTACTACCATCCTCTTTCTGCATTGTATAGGCCACTTCGCCAGAGGAATTGCCGAGTTCATCCGTATATCCGCACGGAACAAACGGATAGTAGCTGTTGAAGCCAGACCAATCAGATATGGTAGTCACTCCATTGCCAAGACCGCCCTGCGCGTATCCGCTGGCATCCTTCTGGGCATTGAACGCCGCCTGACTGTTGAAGTTGGCGTACTCGATGTAGTACAACCAAACCATCGTTTTGTAGAGGTTGTAATCGGCGCAGTTCCATTCCTTCGTGGCTGTGTTTCGATTGCGAGCGTAGGTTCTGAAATTGGTTCTCGAAATGGCCGTTGCAGGGCGTCCGAGCAAGGTGCGGTACGAACCATCCCATGCGGAATTGTTGCCGCCGCCTCGGTAGTCTGCATCCATGTTCACGACCGAGCACAACTTGTTCGTGCTACGTTGTACGGTAGCTTCGTATGCGCTTATGTACCCCTTCGGAACGAAGTGATAGCCGGGGATAGGATAGAGGCTGATTTTCGCCCGCCGTTTCGTTCCATCCGTCTCGAACTTACGGTAGTGTGCCGGAATCTCAACCATCACCTGACCGATGGAACCATCGCGCAGATGTGCCAGCCAGTTCGTCGGGGTAAGATACTCGACAATCTTGCCGCTGTCGTTGAGAATACATCCTTTCATCATGTTCTGAATCGGGAGACTCTTGTGGAGAGCGACACTACCGATGCGAGTGCATACCGGCGACGAAACAGCCGTGTCCCATTCGATACCGTAGGAACATTCGTCCTCGATGTACGGAAGCAGAGTCGCAAGCTGGGCCTGCTTACTCTCGCCGTCTGTATCAAGAACCTCGACGAGCAAATTGAACGGATTGGTCGTGCCGACGTGCGGCAATTCATTGAGGCGTTTGCCGTTCTCAAACGCTTCGACAATTTGAAGCAATTTTGCTTCCTGCTCAGGAGTAAATGCCATAATTTTCTCTATTTGAATCGAATTACTGATTTTCCGTTATGTGCCGAGAACCGAATCGAATCGGTCTTGACAAGCCTCATCGCTTGGGGTTTCCGTAGCGAGCCGACAACTCTGCGGAGCCTTCTGGATAGGCTGATAAATAGTGATATTATCATACCTCTACCGCGCTTCCACAACCCCAATACACGTCGTAGTGCTCCAGAATGGAGTTGTCGGCTCCGATGGCTGAAACTGCGAGCGGACTCCAATCGTTAAGCACGAACGGGGCATCGGAAAAGACTTGCTCTTGCCAACACCGCACGTTCATTACTACGTCGATTTTTGCTGTTTCTGCCTTTGGCCGAATATAGACCGAGAAGGGCATGTTATCGGGAAGGGAGAAACCGTTGTCAAGGTTCTCCACCTTGCCGTGAGAAACAATCCTTCCGCCGTTGATAAATTCGCTGATGTAGCCTTTCTGTTTCATTTTCAGTATGTTTTTAAGTGAAACGAATATTTCCGCTTCCGGTCAGACGGATTGACGAGGAGGCGACTTTTCTCATGTACGGTTCAACAACCTTGATTTCGACCGTTTGGTATATCTCCGTATTTTCAGTAGGGATGACATGCACCTTGCTGATACCTGCGGACTTGGGG